AGTGAAGTTCGATCAGACGCATCTTATCTTCGAGACGGTCAACAAGTTCAACGTCGTGGATGTTGTACTCTACGAATTGTTGCCAGTGGAAAGTATAGAAGTCACGGAATGTGTCTCCTGGGTTTTCCTTCTTCTTGTCGCCTAGCTCCTGCTCTGCAATGTAGTCCAGTTTGTAGGACTCTTGCTTGGAGTAAGTATACTTTTTGTACAACTCGAGATAATCAAGCTGAGCGATGCCAGAAATATCAAAGTGAAGCTCTTCATTACCTTTAATAAATGTATTACGTTCAGTCAACATACCCCATGGTGACATTTTCTTGGCAAGTGATTCGCCAAGTTCACGTTCAAGACGTTTGATCAAATAGGGGATATCGAAGAAGTCAGTGTTCCAACCAGTGATGACGTCAGGATAGTTAGACTGCCACCAAATAATAAAATCTTTGAGCATGTGTTGCTCGTTAGTATAGGATTGGAATGTAACGTCAGAACGATTGTTAGTGTAACTATCTCCAGTTGGAGAATAGCCAAAAGTGACAACCTTTTTAGTTGTAAGGTCTTTGATAGTGATCAACAGAATTTCTTCGCTGGCTGAACGGATATCAGGGAAACCACCTTCAGTTGCAGTTTCAATGTCGATTGTAAATACTTTAATCTGTTCCATATCCCAGTTGATATCATAATCATAAGTATCACTGAGATATTGAAGAGCATAGTTTGTTTGACCATAAACGCTGAATCCCTGAACGCCATCATATCGTTTCAGGAAGTCACGTGTTTCACGGATAGTGCCAGGTTGAACCTCATCAACGTAAGCACCATCGAGAGTCTGCCATTTACTTTTACCCTTTGCATTTACAAAAAGGGTTGGCATAAAATCAATGCGTCGCTGGTAAGGTCTTCCGTGCTCATAACCACGAACTAAAACCTTATCGCCAGCGACTTGTACGTTTGTGTAAAATTCCATTAAGATGACTTTCCATACATTAATTGCATAATATCTAGAGCGCAATCATGAACAGGATGATGTTTAATAACTGCTGCACGTTCAAAATTAGGATAGTCAATTTCAACATACCCATTAATTGTACCGTACAGAATATCAATCGCTGTTCTTACGTCTCTCCACATATTATACCCTGTTAATGGTTGGGAGTCAACTTTTCTTGCTAGGTTATCAATAACCATCTGGTCGAGAGAACCTCGTGCCCACATAGTTTGTTTCTGTGCATTTGGAAACTTATTCATATAGTTATGCATAATTGCAAAACCCTCAGAGATTGTTACGTCTTCTGAACTGGGTTCCATAGCACAACCACGAATATACTCGTGTTGGTTTTTCCACCACTCTAAAGTACCAAGGTCAACTTGTCGCTTCATTTCAATCTGCTCTTTAGCTTTGAATTTAACAAAGCAAGCATTATCCAATAAGTCTTGGTAACTTGGTCGTTTCTCTGGGTCAAAGTGAATCAACCCAGCCGACAAAACGACTGAATTAGAATCAACACCCAGAGTTTCTACATCAAACATAAACATAATTAGTCCTTTGAAGTTTTATCAAGCTGTTCTTGCCAAGTTGTAAAGAAAGCATTTTTCTTTTGAGCCTCATTCCAAACTGCACAATAATTATTATCTTCGTCGCAAATTTTAATTCCTTCTTCTTCAGAAACAACTCGATGACTAACAATACTTTCACCGATATGTTCTTGAGAAAACTCTTTAGCTTCTTGGCATGTTACTGTATCAAGAGCCCATTCTTTTTTACCCTTTGGTACTTCAACCATATATCGCATACGGAATTGAGAAACAGTTTCAACCATAACCCATTCAGTTTCAGGTTTAACTTTCTTTAACATCCATGAACCATCACCTTGATCAACCCACTCAATTTCATCACCAATAGCAAACCCAGATTCCTCTAGAATCTCGTCGTTCAATTGGATAAAGTATTCGCCATCAGGTGCCTGTTCAACTTCAAGCGTCCAAGTTTTAGACATAATTTAACTCCATAAAATTTGTTTTATCTTCATTCATACATTCAAGTTTAACAGGTTGACCTTCTAAATCTTTGTAGAACGATTCTAAAATACTAGCAGTGTAAACGGATAAACCGTAAGATTTTTTATGGCAACGATAAACACTACCACTATATCCATGAAACAAATACCAGTCACCATCTTCTTCAATTTTGGTAACACCACTGTTTAATTTCCAGCTGTCACCAGTTGTATAACTTCCGTACCAACCAGCCAAAACTTTATAAACAGTTGTATCTTTTTCACTAACGAACTTTAACATAACCCATTTGTCAGGTGTATATTCACGCATCATCATCCTCACTTTTCCTCTTTGCCCACTTAGCTTGATACTCAGCTTCGTGTTTGTCACAGAGTGTGCGAATCCAACCACCACTTCTTCGTTCACCTTTGTCACCGCAAGTTTCACAAGTTTGCCCTGCCCAAACTTCAGCCATTCTTACCATACCATCAATATGGTCATCGCCACCTTGATAATAGAAACGCAGACCACCAAACTTCTCTTTTATTTGTTCAATAACAATCCACTCTACCTTTGGAGTAATGCGTAGATTTTCTTCCATGGCTTGTTCGGCTCGTTCAATATCCCATGGAGTTGGTTCATGCTTCTTACCAGTCATAAATTGAGTTAGTGTTTCAATACCTTTATGTTTTGCTCGTTGTTTACGCAAATCATAAGCACGCATATTGCGACGCCACTTAGTATAGTGATCAATCTGACCAACCAATGCGTCAATAACAGGATACCATCCTTCACCAATAGCGAAGCCACCATAGCGTTTACCTTCACCAAAGTAACGAGGGAACTTCTCAGCCATTTTGGCGTGAAAGTTATCATGAGCCTCAAGTTCATTCATATTCATTTCCAATCAGTAAAACTTTGCACTTGAATACCAACTCTTTTGTAGCGATCTTTTGCTTCAGCTAAAGAAGATGCTGTACGGCAAGAAGTTCGCAATTTAGCATCTTCTTCTAACGTAACAATAACAGGTACAGCATATTTCATCATATACTTTATAACACTGTCAACACTTTTAAACTTTTTATCTTGCACCATCTTCTTTACAATACCAAGAGGATACTCGTGTTCAATTGTAAACAAAGCACCACTCTTAGCTGAAGAGCAACGAGTGGAATGTGTCCCCTCTAATGTATTATATAACTTGACTGCTTTCTTACTCCAACGCTTACAGTTTTTTAAAACAAAGTATGTGCTATGAGTAACCTTTACTTTTTCACAACCAATGAAATCTGATATAATCCTACAATCTCTATCAACTGCCGAATTCCTAGTTCCTTCTGGAACATCGACAAATTGAAGGTCATATATTCTTTTAGCAAAAACTCTGATTATATCTTCGACTTCTTTTTTCATTTTAACTCCACGTGCGGTGGTCTTCAGCCACCCATTCTAAACCGTCATACTCTTCAATATGCCATTTAACATCATCTGGGATTTCTATAATAGCAAGTTCTGCTGCCCAACTATTTGCTTGTGAACCAAGTTCTTCAACAACTTGAACAAGAGCAGGGTCGTTGCGGTCGCCAATCATACCATCATACCAAAACATAGATTCAGTTTGTTCACCGATATAATAGTCGTGTTCTCCACGAAATTTATCGGCATTAGTGACAACAATAAGAGTGTTACCTTTCAACTCATGGTATCGAACAACAGCCTCATGAGATAATCCAAACCCACCATGACAACGATTAATTACGACTTTAGCCATTCTACTCTTTCAACTTTTAAAAATTTATGAATTAGTTTATCTTTGATCATATCAGGAACTGACAGGTATGGATACTCTAAAGTAAACGGACAACCTGAATGTCCCCAAGAATGAGTTTGTAAAAAGTTTTTATACATGTCGATGTCTTTTTTATTTTTGACATCGAAAAACCTTTTAGGTTTTATAATTGTATCGAGAACCATTATTTAATATCTCCAATAGAATCAGCCACATCTTTATCATCACGAACTTCAATAAAGATAGGAAGGAATAAACTTTCTTCACCAGCTTTATTTTTACTGCGCATGTTATACTTTACTGCAACAATTTTACCAATAAGACTATCACGAGTATTCCAAAGGCTATCTCTATGAGCGTCATTAAAACCACTACCAACATTGACGGTAAGAAACTTCCCGTCTTCGGGTCTTGAACGGCATACCACAGCACCGAGTTTTCCAGCGTATTTACCAGTGCCCTCTTCCACTGCGATAATTTCGAGGTCACACTCCAACTCACCTTTGAATTTGATTTGATGTTTCGCACGTTTGTCCTCCCAGATACCATTCTTATCTTTCAGAATAATACCTTCTTGACCATCGGCAAGCAATCCTTCAAACAAGGTCTTGGCTTCTTCGTATGTCTCAACTTCCCATGAATCAACTAGACCCACCTTAGCTGGTTGATGTTTGTCAACCAGAGTGCAGAGAGAAGCCCAACGCTTGCCATAGTTAACAGGGCATTCACCATCTACAAAATACAAATACGGAATTACATCCCAAACAGTTGCACAAACCTTTTCAGCTTCAGCTTGAGAGATTGTACCCTTGTTTGCTTTATTCAAAATACCATTACCAGTTTGACGATCGAGAATCTTACCATCTTGCTTAACGAGCAACTCGCCATCGAACACACAATCAACATCACCTGCCAACTTTACAAAGTCAGCGTCAAGGTTTCCTAGCAGTTGAATTTCTTTGCCATTGCGAGAGCGATACTCCACCTTGCCATCCCGAACGATTGCGTTGAACCGCATGCCATCCATTTTGGTTTGAACCAGTGCTGGGAACTTTACCTTGTCCACGAGTTTCTGCTCGAACTGGCTGCACAACATTACTGGATATTCTTTCAGCAAGCCAGTCCATACTGCGTTTGCCGTAGATACTGCTACCCCACATTTTAAATCCTTTTCAATAATACGTTCAATTACTTTAGCGTCATCTGGTTGAAGACCAGACAAGATAGCACGTAAGTGAGCAATGGCTGCGTTGCCAGTTACTTCACGGTGAGACAAATAATAAAGATTCTGCAGTGCCATTGGTAGGCTGGTTTGATGTTCAGAATCTTCACCAACAAATTCGTATTCTGGAATTTTACGAATATAGAATTGAGTGAATGGATCGAGTGCTAGACGGACAACTTCACGAAGAAGTTCGTTATCACGGTTTGCTTCAAGCTGTTCAATTTTAAAATTACGAGAACTGTTCGCAGCAAGACTCTCAAAAAACTTATTCAAATTCATTCTATATCCTTAATATTCTTTTGCATCACTTCAAACTTACGATAACGTGTATCAATACGGATCGGTTTCTTAAACATCATAAAATCTTTTGGATTATTAAATTTGAAGTAACCATAAATCTTACTTTTACTATCTGACATCAAATAGGTATGATTTGGTTGTTTGGCTACCTCTTTCCAAACAGTAGTTTCTCTTGCTAGAATCATGCGAACTCCGCATTCAAATCTGAGTAATCAATTTCTGGCTCACGATGAGTAATTTCACCCTCGTAATCTAGTTGGCTTTTTTCAAACCAGCTAAGATAATCGTCACCCTCAACGTTGTAACCGATAATGCTAGTTTGGAAATATTCGTTGTTACATTCAATCTGGTCACGAACCATATCAACAACAACTTGGTGATCAACGTTTGACGGAACGTTGGTGATTTTGTATTCTGAACCACCCTTGGCTTTCCAATAGAAAGTCCCATCAAAACCTTGGTGGGCAGCATAGTTCTCATAGTCTTGAGTAGCAATCACAATCATCATAATCAATCACCTTTCTTTACTGTATAAGAATATTATACGTGATTTTACAATAAAAGTCAAGCACTTTCTTCCATGAAAAAACCAGCCCGAAGGCTGGTCTAGAGGGGGTTTGCAGGGTTATTTTAGTCCCGCAAGCACACCTGCGGATACTACTTCAATTCCAGAGCCGAAGATTCGGTTATATTCATTAACCATTTTCTGGTCTGGTTCTCCCTCTGATGCAATTGCATTCTTGTAAAGGTTTACATTACCCTCAACGTATGGCATGTATGGTGCGATACCAACACCCATCTGCCCACTTTGCGTTGGTTGTAACATAATAGTTGCTGGATTCTTTAATTCAAAGTGATCAGCAAATACATTAAATACTTCAGAGATAATCTCTTCGCCATTGATCATTTTAAACACTTTTACTTTATTCATATTATTCCTCAATTGCTAATTGGTCTATAAATTTTGCTGCTTCATCATGATGGTCAAAGTGTTTAACAATTATTTGTTCAGTGGCATAATAGTTTTGAGCAACTAACAAAACATGTTTAGTTTTAAACACAGAAATTTTCATGACCCAATCTCCTCGTCTTACTGTGACGAAGGATATTAGATTAGGTGATACTTTTGCTCTCATCATACAAATATTTAGGGGATCCGAAGATCCCCGTTGTATGATTACTTGCCTTTTGGTGTTGGTGGTACTTTACCGTTTACCCAATCCCAATCTTCATCTGTCATTGGAACCCAGTTATTCATTTGCGCTCTCCTCTACGGTGAGCTTTCATTTCATGGATTCCTTCCAGAAGTGCAAGGAAAAAGTCTTTACAACCTTTCAGCAGCTTTGTCATATTCATTCTCCTGAAGTAATTGCTTTCCTTTACCTGACTTCACAGGAACTTTCTTTGCTTTCTTTTCTTCTGGGATAAGACGCTCAAGAGCGATCTTTAACATACCATTGAAAATCTCAGCATCTTTAACTTCCACTTGGTCGTTAAGTGCGAAAGTACGAGTGAAAGCACGTGCAGCAATACCCTTAAACAAGAAGTCTTCCTCTTGCTCAGTAGACTGAACATTACCCTTAACGACTAACTTACCACCATCGATCTCGATGTCAATTTCGTTCTGACCAAAGCCAGCAACTGCCATCTCGATAACATAGTGAGTGTCATCAATCTTACGGATATTGTATGGAGGATAGTTAGGGATGTTTTTAGTGATGTCATCGTGTAGTTTCTGCATCTTTGTGAATTGATCATCGAAACCAACGAAGAACTTGTCAAAGTCCTTGAATACATCTTGACTAAAAAATGAAGGGATGAATTGTTTGCTTGTCATGTGTTTCTCCTTTATTAAGCGAAAAACTCCCAAGTGAACCCGAAGCGAACAAAGGGAGCCATATTTAAAATGCTGGTTACTGGTTCCAGCGGTAGCTTAACGCACTACCAGCTTTATGCGATTCGTACTTAGCGGTCCTAAGGTGAATTCTTAAATTAGTTGGTGGTTTTATATACCGTTATCACCACCATCACGGTTCCCATCCCGAGGGATGCTATTTGTTCATTACATACATTGTAACTTCAAAGCCAAAACGCATTTCAGTAGCAGTTGGTTTAGTCCACATAATAATCTCCTTAAGAAAACCCGATTCGGGTATATTACTTAGTCCCATATGGCGAAAAAGCATCTAAGGGAAATTATTAATTGTATATAATTCTATTTTTATTTATATCAGTTTTGCTCGCTTGGACGAACTTTTTTACCAATATTATATTTTGCAACCAAATTCCAGTCATTCTTTTCTTTGAAAGAAACAACTTTAATCTGGCTCAATGATGCTTTCTGTTCTGCTTTACTGGCGTTCACTATTTTTAATAGATCCCAGTCCTGAAGCAAACCAGCGATAGCATTACGACGCTCAATATCACCTGAAGTGATATTCGAGTCTTTACCATCCAATGCAAAGAGTTCTTTGAAATGAACGATAAAATACCTACCCTGTTTATGTAGGATATGGCAAGATTGGTACAACGTATTATCTTTTTTAGATGCGATGCCGATACGTGTTAGAGTCTCACGAACCTTCAAGAAGTTGTCTGGTTCAGCAAGAGTAACCTCTAGCATAGAATCGGGTGTCCAATCATAGTAAATCATTTCTACTGTCATTATTTTCCACCTTTATTTAATTTTTGTTCTATACATTTCAATTGTTCATCTGTAAGGATGCGTAATGCTTCCTTAGCTTTTTCACTGGAATACCCGAAATATTCCTGAACCAGAAGCAAAGAGTCTGTAGCTTTGTCGGCTTTTGCCCACTTGCTGAATCTTTTCTTCTTGGCAATACTATTTAGTAAAAATGTAAACTGCCACTCTTTTGGAATAGAAGCATACTGATTCATAGTATTCGCTTGAACAACTGTGTCGTGGAAATACGACAGTCCCCTATTTACTAGGAAAGGGGAATAATCCTTTGCTGCTTGCGGATCGACAAATAGGTTTTCTTTTGTCTGATTGATGGCATTAATAAAATCAAACGGACTCATGATATTTTGCACCAATCTCTTTTAAATTATCCTCTTGTACCGAGAACTTTTTCTCTGGGAATCTTTTACGGATTGCATCATCCAACTCACTCAAGTCTTTACCCTGAGCAATAAAAGTTCCATCCTCTTCATATGCATAGATAGTTTCACCGAATCTTTCTAGACGCATCTTTGTTCTTTGAACTTCTGGTTCTTCAACCAGATTTTCCATCTCTTCAGCTTGAGCAATGAGTTCTTTAATTTTATGCATAGCGTGAAGTTCTCGAAGGTGCCATCCAGCAAATGCACCAACAATCACTGCGCCGAATAGAATAACGAATTCCATTTTACCCTCACTTGAATTTACATTGAATCATAATCTCTGTAAGAGCAGCCATGATGTTTAATTCATGATCGGCTACGAATGCTGCCTTATATTGATAGTCAGCAAGGATAAGAATTAGATTATGAATCGTAGATTGGTCAAGGAATGTACCTGCGTTATCGTAAAGTTCTTTAAACAATACAGGTGTGTCGGCATCAGAGTTTTTAGCGACCCACTTACGGACTTCAGTGAAGTTACGATCTTTGAGGTGCTTATAAAGTTCTCTGTAAGATTCTTCAGCTAGGTTTACGAAGATACCTGTATCAATTTTACCTGTAACAGAGTAACGTTGTAGTTCGTTTAGAACACGACGGTAGTCTGGGAAGTGTTTAATGATAAGTTCAGAAACAACTTTTGGATCAAACTCAACCTGTTCGTTTTTAAGAATTTGGTTTACACGTTTGAAGAAAGCTGCAGCGATTTGTTGCTTCTCAGATGAATCAACTTTGAACTCGATATTAGCACAACGTGAACGAAGTGGCTCAATAATACGATGTTTGAAGTTACATGTAAAGATAAAACGGCAGTTATTAGAGAACTCTTCAATGAAAGAACGAAGGGCAGGTTGAACGGAGTCAGCGTTCATATAATCTGCTTCGTCAATAATAACAACTTTCTTGGCATCAGTTAGAGAAACTGTAGAAGCAAAGTTCTTAATCTTGTTACGAAGAACATCAATCTGACGACCCTCGTCAGAACCGTTAATCATAATCCAGTCAGCACCAACTTCTTGACATAGTGCTTTAGCGACTGTTGTTTTACCTACACCAGCTGAACCGCTGAATAGGAAAGTAGGGAGTTCACCCTGCTCAATATATTGCTTGAATGTAGTCTTCATAGACTCTGGAAGAATACACTCATCGATAGTTTGTGGGCGATATTTTTCTACCCAAAGAAATTGGTCTTTTTGCGCATCAATCATAATAACTCCATAATAAAGAAAAAAGGGGAGTGGTTACCCAACTCCCCAAACATCACAACAATTTAGAAGTCGAAGGTGGAGTCAGCTTCTACTGCTACATAATAAACTAAATCGCCAGTCGTTGAAGACTTGAAGCGAGAGATTTTCTTGCTAGATACACTGACGGTATAATCGCCAGGAATCATCTTAAGGTTTTCAACCTTCAAGTTTACCTTGAATGACTTATCAGTTGTACCAACAGGTTCACTGAAAGAGTTACCAGTAGAGTTTTTCTTATCACCAACCAAGACAGTAATCTTACCATCAGCACCAACGATAGATACGTCAGATGATTTCAATACAGAGGCTGTACGTTGGATCATAGTGAGCATCTGATTAGACAACTCAAAGTTAATCTCAGCTTCAGGGAATGTAATGCTCTTAGAGGGTGCAGTCAAAACAGATGCATCAGCTGCAAAGTATTTGATGCTCATGTTACCTTGAGTAATCTTACAAACTTTATCTTCAAAGGTCAATTCAGGATCTTCAAAGATCGACATTGCGCCAAGGAATTCATTAAGGTCGTAGATACCAAAGTCTACAGGGAATGACTCATTCACAGTTACATCAGACATAACATTCTTTTGTGAACTGATTGTAGCCAATTTATTACCTTGTTTCAAAAGCAAGTTGCTATTAATACCAGCATAGTTTTTAAAAAGTGCAAGGGTGTCTTTACTTAGTTTCATTGTTTCTCCTAGTCAAAAGGTTCATTAATATATATCGCAATTATAGCGTGTTTTTGATTAAATATCAAATTTATTTCTGCATCATCAGTGCATTAAAGTTAGCAGGGACAACAATAGTTTGAACCTTACCATTCTTAATACCTTCAGAGATGTTTAGTGCAGCTTGAGCGTTCATAAACGCAATAGAACTTGCAGAGTTATTTGCCAGTGCTGCCATACGTTCTGCTTCTTTCTTGGCAGTCTGCACTTCTACTTCTTTCTGTTTGAATTCATTCTTAGCACGAACTAAAGCATTGGCACTTTCAACAACAGAATCGGCTGGTACAATGTTACGAATTAAGACTTGTCCAACGACCAAACTACCATCTAGTTTTTCTTCAGCTAGACTCTTTTGAATCTGCTCTCGAATAGCCTGCTCCATTTGTTGACGGTTGTCTGCCATATCCAACGCTTCATACTTGCGTGCTTCTTTGTAGATAGCATTGCGGGCTGCTTGTACAATGTAGTTGTACATCAGGTAGATGTCGCCATTATGTTTAGCGTGAAACGCTTGGCTTTTTTGACTATACAACTCAGCAACTTGGGCTTGATTAATATTATAGATAACAACTGCGTCAAAGTCTTTCATTGTGCTGTTATCTTTGGCAACAGGTGTCATGTCTTCCAATTTGACATTAACATCTTTAACAGGGAATGTCAAAACATCACCAATCAATACTTGGTTAAATGATCCAGGAAGCAGTTCTCCTGGTTTAACCTGTTTGTCAAATCCAACACGTACACCAACTTCACCAGTCTCAATGCGAGTACAACCAGTAGCCAGAGTAACTGCTGCAACCAGAGCAGAGATTTTCAAAAATGATTTCATAATTAATCCTTAAAATAAAACAACGAGGGAAACCAAACAAGCAATAACGAATATCGAAAGAGCTAAACTATATGAGAATGTTTTAGCAGCTTCCCATCTTTCTTGTCCAGTCATCTTACGAACAATTTCAATGCCAGTGTAAAAGATGACAAACAAGAAAATAAAAGATAAACTCATTTTAAACATTATACATCCTTAGAATATTTTACATCATGTTCATATAAAAAGAACAAACAACACATTGCGTGTGCTAGATGATGAATACCAGACTCGGGGTCAACTTCTTCTCCCTCTTTCCATGCCCATACATGACGTTGCATTGCATCAAAATATCTACGCTTGGATTCAGGAACTTTTTGCCAGTTATCACGATCGTACTTTTGAGCACCAAACGTGAGAACTTTGACCATTTCTTTTAATGCTAAAGGTGGAACCAATCCATATTCTAGTTTACCACCATCAAACTTTCTACCATCAGCGGTCATAATATCTCCTAACAAAACCAACAATGGGTACTCTAGGAATACCCATTAGCAGTTCAATTAACCACTGAACGCTTGAGCACCAAGAATTGCATTAGCAGCAGCAACCATACGCTTGCTTGGACGACCAATGCGATACTTAGTAGTTTGAGTGCCGTCAGACAAGGTTGCTTTATTTGCATAAACGCAATTGCCTTGCTCACGGAGATAGTTGATAGCACGTGATGGGCTCTTCAAACCAAAGTAACCCTCAATTTGCTTTGCTGTAACTTCATTACCTGCGTTGAGGTGGTTTAGTAGTTTAGCATGCTTTGACATAAATGTCCTCCATAATATACCATCATGACGAAATGAAACCGTGTAGGCGATGGTGTTACCTACACGGTTGTTGAATTAAACTTCGATGCCGTTTTCGCGAAGAATCTGATTGAAGTCTTCAACGTCAGTGTCAAAGGGTTCAGATTCGGCAATAATACGGTTCAAACGTGAACCACTGATTTCAACTTCACTTTCGTCCTCGGTTACAACAGGGGCAACCTTCTGAGCCTTCACAGGCTTAGTCTTAATAACCTTGGCTTGCTGCAGTTTGGCAACTTTGGCTTTGGCTTTCTTAACAGGGTTAAGTTTGGCATCTAGATCTTGCTGATACTTAGACAATTCTGCGTCAGTAGGGATCGGCAATTGATAAACACCACGCTCAATTTTGTTGTTAGCGAACAACCAGTTAGGATAACCGATCTTTTCACCTTTAGAACCTGAACGAGTTGCACGGATGGCATCGTACAAGGCTGAACATTCCTTCAGAGTAATCTGAGGATTTTTCTTATAAGCAGCATTGGATTCAATAGCTGCGACAACAAAACGCTTCTGAGCGAGAGTAAGAGTAGAGAACTTCAACATAATATATACCTTTCAGTAGTTTCACAAAGATGGAACTTCCAATTCCATACTAGAATTATACCCTAATATGGAATTAAAGTCAAGCATTATTTTAGAACGGAACTTCGTCTGTAGGATTAGGTTCTACAGGCTGTTCTACTGCAACTTCAGGTTGCGGATTTGCAATCTTATCGTACAAGTCGATAAATGCAGTCTTCGTTGCAGTATCGAATCGGTTGCAGCAAAGTTCAATTGCTTTAGTCTGATTCTTGAAGATTGCATATGCACGAACGATATGGGTCATACGACGAGTTGTAATCGTTTCGTCAACACCACCATCGTCAAAAGTCTTACGAATTGCATCAGCCCACTTGACTAGGTTCTCAGCGAAATCAACGTCAAGGCAGTCGTATGAAGTCATAAGGTTTTGAACGATCTTAGATTCAATCTTAGCTGAAGGATATTCTTGGTTGAACGTCACTGCAAAACGCTCAAGGAATGCTTCGTTCAGAATGTTGGTACCAATATAACGACCATCGTCTGAACCTTTACCTTTGGTGTTTGCAGTTGCGATAACGTTGAAACCCTTAGCAGGAATAATCATTTCGTTCTTCAACTTGAAATAGTAAGGTTTACCTTCAAGGATTGGTTGCAAGCAAAGCAAAGTGTTTGCGGCACCTGCATCAATCTCGTCAAGCAATAGAGTCGTACCAGTGCGCATAGCGATAAGGACTGGTCCTTCAATAATTTCAACGTTACCATTCTCCAAAGTCTTAGAGCCGATAAGTTGTTCTTCGTCAGTCATCATGTTAAGGTTAACACGAATCAAAGGACGTTTATGTTTGGCACAAATCTGTTCTACCATAGTTGACTTACCATTACCAGTTGGACCACTGATGTAAGCAGGGTAAAAGATTTGAGATTTGATAATGTTCTCAAGATCGGTAAAGTTACCGAATGGAACAAAGTTGGAATCTTTCTTAGGGATAAGAGATTCAGTGTTTGTATAATCAACTTCAAACGATTGCACAGGTTCTTCCTTCAAAACAGCATTAGATTTTTGACCACCAGAAATAGCATACAAACCACGACCTACACGGTTCTCCATATGCCACACAGGGTACGATTTAGTGGCTAGGGCAGCACGGACTTCGTCAATTTGTTTACGTGATACGACACCATCAGTAAAGGTATCGGGGAACATTTCTTGCAGTTTGGCATCGAACTGTTCACGGAACTCGGCTTTTTTACTCATCACATTCTCCATAATAAAAGTACAACATCATCAATCTATAATAGAATTATGCCTGAATTTCCAATAAAAGTCAAGCATTATTTTTCAGCCCTGGGAGCAAGGCTCCCACAGGGTTTAAGCCACATAGTTGATGAAACGGCTCAATAAAACACGAGAAGTTTTCTTCGTATTCAAGAACTTACCAAGGCTGTTGGCAAGTTTACGAGAAGACATATCGCTGGAAACTTCCAACTCACCTTCATTAATTGCAGTCTTCTCAGCTGGTACAATAAACAAATCATCACGACCAGTACCACGCATAGAATAGAAACCATTATCACGGAATGACTTGCGCATTTCATCAATAACCAAATTAGAATTACCTTTGTAATCATACAAGTTATCACGCAAAGCACATTCCAAAGTGCGACGACGATTTGGGCAAATATAGAAACCAATCGTGCGAATATTGTAACGGTCTTTAATCATCTTCAACAGAGTTTCAGATTGTTGAGTAGAGTCATAATCAAAAGGATATGTCTTCTTAGTAACAGTGTCACGAACTAAGTGTTTGATTTTGTTACCATAACTATAACGACTGATACCACCAGAAGCACCAACGCTACCACCTGCACCATCAGAAAGGGTAATCAGGTTCATTTTCTCAATACGATTATTCTTCATATAATCGCCGATGTTATTGTAAACCCAAATCAATGCTTCATTCAATGGTGTACCGCCAAGGTCGTAACCTTTGTGCCAGAATACACGTGGGTCAAGCAACTTCTTAATCATACTGTTGAATTCAGTAGTTGACATTTTGTTGCTGAACAATTCAAGCAGATTAAAACCACTACCATCAACAACAGAATCTTGAGGGTTCGCAGCAATACGGTCACGAAGTTGACGCATATAACCATTGCGTTTCTCACGCAAGGCTTCATACTCGTCTGGACGATCGTTGTATTGACTAGTGAAAGCAAACACACGATAAGGAATCTGAGCCTTGTTACAGAACATAGCAAGGTTGATAACCTGTTTAATTGTGTCCATGATAACATCAGACATAGAACCTGACCAATCGATCAACATAACCATTCCATGGTTTTTACCCTGTGGAATAGTAGTTACACGCTTAAACAAATCGTCTTGTAATTGGTAAGCATATACTTTACGCATATCTAAAGAACCAATCTTAGAAACCTGAGCACGCTTATACAGTTGAGCAGACTTCTTCATTTCAAATTCTTTGATCAAGTAGTTAACTGAACTCAAAGAGTCAGATTTGAATTTAGAAACTTTTTCTAGAACAGAACGATTATATTCGTCTTCAGACAAAGTACCATAAACACGACTGGTGTAGTAAGTGCTAAGGTGATCATTGAAGTCAAAACTCAAGTCTTGCAAAACTTTTTTGTATCCAACAATAACATCGTAAGGAAGTGATTCGATTTTATGATACTGATATACAGTAGTTTGATCAGCCAAATCTTCAAGACGTTGTTGGAATGCACGTTCAGTAACAGACTCAAGTTCATCTTCAGTTTCTTCAGAGCCTGCACCTTTACCAGTTGCAGATTTTTCTGATTCATCAGTTTCTTCTGCGTCTTGTTCTTCCCATTCATCACCGTCAAGGTCAAGGTCTAAGTCAGTGTAAATAGGATCTTCATCTTCTTCGTCACTAACATCTTCACCTGCATCAATACGCTGTTGCTTGCGTTTCTCTGCTTGCTCTTTAGCATAAGTGTAGATATCTTGGGCAAGGGTAATAACCTCATCGATAGTTTCAGTGCGTTCAGCACGGTTGACGAATTCTTTTTCATCAGCCGAGAAAGTAACACCACATTGAAAACCTGCTTTGAAATACAAGTTGATGCGGTCAATCAAGTTAAGTGCTTGAAGCGAAGGAACTTTGGAAATACCAAAGAAGTCTTTATCGTTTAGTTGTTTGTATCCCTCATTCATGCGTTTACGCAGACCAGGATACTTGCGTTTGATAAGTTTCTCAATACGAACATCTTCGAGAATGTTCATATAAGATTTAAGTTTTGGATTATCTTGGATTGGTTTGATGTACTTATCCAAGGTATAAAGAGCGTGACCAACTTCGTGACCCACGAGCATATCTTCGATTTCTGGGGTCATCTCTTTCCACATTGGAAGAGTAAGTACACGTGATTTAATGTCAAACGATGCAGTAGGAACGTTTGAACGAACAACTGTTAAGTTCTCAGTTGCTAGCAGACGAGCTGAAAGGTCAGTTGCTTGCATTTCCATATTTATTCTCCGAAAGCCAAATCATGTTCAAGTTCAGTCATATATTGTTCAAGACGAGCACGGTTGGTTAACCGAAGGTCTTCGTTGAACTCAATCATATCAGCCATACCATGGCGTCCTACGAGTTCGGCTAGTTCAAAGTCGGAAAAATCGTCCCACATAATATACACTCCTATCAATCTATAAGAGTATTATACGGGATTTCTGAATAAAAGGCAAGCACTTTTTTAGACCCTGTGTCTGCAAGGGTTTGCAGGGTGTTACCCCTGCGCAATAACTGAAAAATCGTTGCGTTTTTCAAACTTAATTACAGAACGAAACTTATCGAACAGTTGATCACCTTTATGACTAATAACAAAAATGTTGGTGTTTTCACCAAAGCTGTTCATAAGATTCAAGAAATAATCAGTACCAGCTGTATCTAAACTTGAATCAAAGATTTCATCTAGTAATAGTAAGTTAGTATTAACTGAGTTCTTCATCTTTGCAATTTGACGCCAAGTGAAAAGGATAGCCAAGTCAATACGCATCTTCTCACCTTCAGAGAAACTTGCATAAGTAAACTCATCACGGAAACGACTCTTCACCACTTCGTTAAATGCCTCATCAAGTTCAAAGTGAATGTAAGCATCCATTTGGTTTAGATACTTGTTAATTAACTTATTCATGATTGGTAGGTATTCACGAATGATAGCTGTCTTAATTCCAGTATCTTTTAATAAGATGGAAGCAACCTCTTCAAGATTACGATGTTCTTGTAGAGCAGTCTTAGATTTAATCTTTTCCATTGCGTCTTGCGCAAGAGATTTTAACTTAGCTTTCTCCTCATCAATATTTGTCGTGTCCGTTTGATGAGTTTCAATCTCTCTTTCGAGGGTAGAGATTTGTTTATTAATAAGGGTGATAGCAGAGTTCTTTGTTGATAACTCAATGTTCTTTTCTGTAATCTGGTCCAAGACCAAATTAATGTTCGATAGTCTTTCATTGAGAGTCCCAAGAACGGTCTCGAGTTCAGTAACTTTAGAATTTTGGTCTGCAACCTTTTCGTTAAGGTCGCTGAGGATTGAGTGTTTGTGTTCTTCTGGGATAGACTGAGAACAAGAGGGGCATACATCATGTGAAGTAAAAAATTCTTTATGATGTTCACACGTTTCAATTTTGGAGTGAAGTTTACTTCTGATTGATTTAGCTTTGTCGAGGTCTTCTTGTACCTTTGTCTTGTCTTTAATCTTATCTTTAAGATTTGTAATTTGTCCGATAAGGTCATCAACCTCAAGTTGTGTTCGGCTAACTTCTTCAGTGCTTGTTGCGATTTTCTCTTGGATGGATCTAATATTATCTGCCCTCGCATCCGAGATAGTTTTAATAATTGCATTTTGTGCTTCGACTTGTGTCTTCGCATTCGCAATCTCGGTTTCGATGCGTACGATTTCTGCCTTGGTATCATTGGCTTTATCCTTCAACAATTGATTCATTGTCGAGAAGATACGGATGTCTAAGATGTCTTCAATAACTTCACGACGTTGAGCAGACGATAGCTGCATAAATGGAACAAAAGAAGCTGAACCAAGAATAACTACCTGTGTGAATGTTTTATAATTCAGCTTTAAGATTTGCTGCTCAAGAACCTTTTGATAGTCTTTTGCAGCTGCGTCTTGGTTTAGTAACTCATCATCGCACCAGATTTCAAACTTATTAGGTTTGATGCCACGAATTACTTTATATGACTTACTATTAACAGTGAAGTTAATTTCAACCAAGCAGTTTTTCTGATTGATTGAGTTTACCAACTGACCCTTATTAATGTTACGAAATGGTTTACCAAACAGAGCAAAGCACAACGCATCAAGGATGGTTGATTTACCTTCACCATTCTTACCAATGATAAGAGTAGTTGGTGATTTAGTTAGTAGAACTTTGTTTGATGAATTGCCAGTTGATAGAAAGTTTTTCCATTCAATAGATTCAAATATAATCATACAACCTCAACGTTCACTGCTTCAGTATATAAACTGCGCATATAATTTTTAATCTTTTCTTTATCTAAGTCAGTTTCAATCGAGTCAACATAGTGACCAAGAACAGACAAAGTATCCTCAAGGTTGATTGACTCATCAATCTCACCTTCTTGGAACTCAGACATATCTTCCACGATTTTAATATCGTAGCAACCTTTATTATATAACTTTTGTATGAATTTATCAAATTTATAATAGTCAGTTTTATTTGCAACGACTAATTTAACATACTTACTTGCAAGGTCTAGTTCATCTAGATCGACAGGCTCTTGCTCTTTGTCGTTATACTCAAGTCTTTCGAACATACTATAAGGATTTCTGATGAACTCAAGTTTCCTACTTCCAAGATCAAACAGGTGAAATCCTCGGGGATCGTTGTAGTCTTGCCAAGTAAGTTCATACGGGTTTCCGAGGTAGTAAATATGTCCATCATCAGAACGGTGATGGTAATGCCCAGAGAAAACCATATCAAACTTGTCGAATGTTTCTTTAGAAAGTCCTTCATGTGACTCCATACCCCTATACATAGCAAACCCAGCGATTTCAAAATGACCCATACAAATTTCAGCTTTAGTATCTTTAATAGTGTCTAGAGAATCTTGATAGTTCTCTGGACAAATCCAAGGCATCATACAGATTGGGGTTTCATCAACGTAGATTGTCGCAGGGTGATCAATGACGTTGATATTTTCATACTCTCTTAAAAGTAAGTCAGGGGAATTCACGTCATTAGTATTTTTAAAATACGTGTCGTGGTTACCAGCAAGCATATGAACTTTAATGTTACGATTGGCTAACTTATCAAAGAACATTTCTTTGGAACGTTGTAGTGCATAGAAGTTTACATATTTTCTTCTATCAAAAGTGTCTCCAAGAATTAGAACTGTATCAATTCCTTCTTCTTCTAATTTTGGAAAGAAGATGTTGTCATAGAACTTTTGAAAGAAGTCAAGAAATGCGATACTATCATTTCTAGCACCGAAGTGTTGGTCAGTAATAATCGCTACTTTCATTCTTCGCCCTCAATGAACTGATCCAAAGTTGTTTGCTTGGATTTTTTCTTTTTCTCTTTACGTTGAATAAAAGAGTCATCGAATGTACCGTGCTGTTGCATAAACTCCAAATATTGATTATGGAATTCTCCAGAATCATCTTGGTCTTGTAATTCAAATGCTTCAAAGGGCATATCTTGAATCATCTTACCTTTGATGTATGACTGTTTCTTTTCCTTTGTAATTCTACGAAGGAAAGCATAGTAGATGATTTGGGTGAAGTATGCGAATGGGTTGCTCGATTTATCAGGGTTGAAGTTGTCCAAATATTGGATGCAATTTTCAATACCATCAAGAACCATATCATCACGATAGGAGTAGTTGATAAAGTTAGGTTTGTATGCTAAGTGATTAGCAATTTTTAAAATACACTCACCAACATAGTTAGGAATCTGCGGTTTAGGCAATCCGCTTTCTTCTGCTTCCTTAACTTTCTTTTTGTGTTCAATAAGTGCTGCCAAAAACTCAGCGTTGTTTACATAGTGTGCCATTTATATATTTCCTCTTTTAATATAGAGGCATAAGTCATAGTATAGTTGAAAAGGTATAAAAAAGCAAATTTAATTTACAGTATGCAAAGTTGTAAGATTTATTTGCTTTTTATTTGACTTTGAGGCATAATAACGGTGTTGGGGTTGATGCTGATAAGATTAATGTTTAGTATCGTTACCAGGAACAAAGTTTATGATATCGTCTTGCTCTGGTTCTTCGTGAGATGATGTTGTTCCTGCAATAGCCTCAAGTATATCCAATCTTCTGTTGACTTCTTCTATTGTCAACGTGTCTTCCTCGTCTCCAAAGATTTCCTCAAGCTGATGTTTTATCTCTTCTGAAGATTGCCTTGTTGCAGGTATTAACGCTTCATCATAAGATTTCAAGAAGTTTTTATAGTGGGGAACAAACTGTTGGTGAAGTCGTTTGATGTAAACGATATGACTTTTTTCTAATACAAAAGCTGTAGAGTCGCTGAATTGACAATATGGTGATGCATGAACAGATTCACGATTAATCCCAGGAACAATCATTGTTTTTATTTGTATAGGGTATTCAACCTTAACAAATCTTTCATCTTCTCCATGGAACATAGCCATAACTGTTTCACCAGTGATAAGTTTTAAAACTATGTAATCCTCATCCTGCATCATATAAATTAACCTCTACCATTTTTAATTTAAATTCTTCTTCAACATACGTTTTGTAGCGTTCAGCTGCATGATTCAACGTATGGTTTTTCCAAGACTTCCAATGTAAGTCATCTGCGATATCATATAAGTTGCAAGACTCTTTTCCATCTTTTAATCTTAGTCCGCGACCAATACTTTGCAGGTTACGAATCTTGGATTTACTCGGCGATGCGAAAATGACATTCTCGATAGACGGTATATTGATCCCAGTTGAGAATGTACCAAAACTAGCAACAATAATAGCATCGCTTTCTTTTTCTGTGATATGGCGAATAGATTCTCTATCGGCAACGTCAGTGCCTCCGTGCACAAAGAACACGTGTCGTTTATCGTGTACTTTATTACTTATAAGATCGTATAGAACTTTGCCGTGCTTTTCAACGTATTGAAAAAGAACCAGCGTATTGCCTTTAGAATTTACTGCCAGATTCCGAATAAACTTGTTACGCTTTTCATTGCTTACAAGAAAATCCATCTCATCTTGGTACGTGTTCTTATTACGTTCTTTACGAATCTCTTCACTATATTTCAGTATCAGACAAGTAATATTTAGGTTTGACAACCTTCCAGAATCCATCAGTGCTTTAGTAGTGGTTACACGGTGGACTGGACCAAAGATACCTTCAAGAACTAGCTGGTGAACTTTTTTATTATCCAGTGTACCAGTAGTTCCAACACGATACCTAACAGTATCAAGTTTCTCCATAACAGTGGTAAGCGATTTCGCTTTGAATTGGTGTGCTTCATCGCCGAAGATTACATCAAATTGTCTGAACCAAGATTTTGGTTGCAAGTAAATTGACTGCCATGTGGTGATAAGAACATCTTTAGTAAACTCCTTAGGAAATCCGCTGTATAGTTTTTGACAATGGGCTTTAACATCAAAGTCATTAGCTGACGAATAGTCTTCAAAGTCAGCATACATTTGTTCAACTAAAGAAGTAGTAGGAACAATCAACACACACTTACGATTATTATTTAGATGCCAACGCATCGTACTGTAAATAATAAGTGACTTACCAGAAGCAGTTGGCGATAATAGTAATGTTCTTTCTTTACTCAACGCAGTATGTACTGCTTCTAATTGATAGTCGCGAATTTCAATAGGCTGTCCACGACCTCTTAAATTCAACCATTGAGTAAACTCTTGTACTGTTTCTAAAGCGACTGGTTCGCTATTAACAATATCGTTTTTATTTTTTAAAACATAACCGTTGCGTTCGCAAAACTTTTCTAAGTATTGGTACAAACCAACGTATAGGGTTTTTCTTACTTGGTCATACAGACGTACCTTACCGTCCCACAAACGTGCTTTGTATTGCGGAGTAAACCTTGCGCCAGGATATTCATATGTAAAGAAGTCAGCGAGCTCTCTTTCTAAAGAGGCATCTCCAAAAACTCTAATATAAACTTCGTCTAGCTTTTCTGCGTATAAAGTATTTTGTTCGATTTCCATTACATTCCAGCTAAGAATCTCTTCCACTCAATTGCAGATTTGATTTGCCAGTCTCTGGCTTTAAGCTGTCCTAAGATTGATTCTAAAAGGTATATCATTGTTTCAAGGTATTCAATACGAACTTTTAAAGTATTGAGTTCAGTATCACCTTGTAAGAACTCATCCATTTCGTTCTTTAAGGGTTTAACACCTTGCCATTGATCCCACTCCAATGCTTGTAGCTCTTCTCTACCAAGTTCACCTCGATAGTATCTAAATTTATTTTTACGGAGTTGATTGTAGTCTGCTTGGAGTTTGGTGTGTTTAAGTTTAACACCAATAAGCAATTTAAGATATTTGGAATGTAGTTTGGGAGTTAGGACTGCGTTTTCGCCAAGATAGTTATCGTCAATCTCAGCATCTTTTTCCCACTCATTTTGTATTTCATCAAGGGTCATAATAATCTCCAACACGCTTTCAGCGAAATTAAGTATCTATTGTAAAGTATGAATATTTAAAAGTTGCAGAACCAATTACATAGTTAACGTCCATTGCAGTAGATTCTAACTGAATAGGGTCTAATGAAATTGGGAATAAATCGTAAAACTTAAAAAAGTTCGTAGGGTTGTTTTGAGCATCAAGAATACCAACTGTTGCGTCAGAATAGTTTCTTGCTAGTTCTGAATATACAGTAGCACCTTGGCTATTTACAAAATTAGAATATTGTCTATGGTCTTCTGGGAAACCTAAAGCAACCATCCAATTGTATATAGCTTTATAATTTTCTAACTTATCGTCAATAAGGAATTGAATTGACAATTCGGTGAACGACATGATTTCACCTGGGATTGGTGTATTAACGAAAGGTGTCGGTCTATCAATAGAAGCCAACGACATTGATGGAATCATTACACGTTGACAGAAGAACGAAACATTCGGCAATTTTGAAATGCTGAACGTAAATCCGTTGGGTGACAACGCATTAATATTGTTTGGAAAAAGTGAATCTGAAATAGACATTATTTACACCCGCAACCGTTAGGACATCTTTTTATTTCGTAATATTCAACCCAAGGTCTACAGTGTGCTATACTCATTAAGAACCACATTATAGACATTTCATTAGAATAACTACCACAAATATTTATATCTGCTATAAGACTATAAAATCCCATAACTAGAAAAACAGGAAAAGGAAAAAACAATAAAAATTGTTTTATTCTATAAAAGAATAATAGTCTTGACATAGTAGTATTTATACTCCATAAAAAAAGGGGATCCTAAGATCCCCTTGAATTACTGCTTCTTATCGTCAGTTTCTTAGAAACCAACCCAATGGATTACATTAGGTTAGTAACTTTAACTTTACGATAGTAGTAGTTTGCATCAGAAGTCAAGTTGTCTTGACCATCAGTACCATCATCCAAGTTAACGAATGGGTTAGCAACTAGACCGTAACGAGTCTTGAAGCCAATTTTTGGCTGGAAGCTGTTAGGATCAACTGCGCGAACCATTTGTAGAGGAACGTATGGGCAGTAGAAAAGACCTGCATCGAATGCAGAAGTACCTTTGTAACCAACAACGAAATACTGGTTAGCAGAGATGTTAGCAGCATATGGATCAACATATACTTTGTACTTGCCGTTTAGAACACCAGCGAAAGTAGTGCTTGTGTCATCAACGTTTAGAGAAGTGTTCAATGCAGGAGCGTAGTCTAGAACACCAGCCATCGCTAGAGCTGAAGCAACGTCAGCTGAAGTGATGATGAAGTTACCACGACCTCTACGAGTTAATTGACCAACAGCGTTCGCTTCGCGTTCGATTTGGAACAATAGACCCTTGAACTTTTCAACAGACCAACGACCGTTAGAGTCAACGTCTAGGTCAAAAGTACCAGCAGTAGCAGTACCAACTTGAGCACCAACTTTAGCAGTACGGTAAACTGTACGAACAACTTCACGGTTGATTTCAGTTAGGATTTCTGCAGAAAGGATGTTGCTCAATTCGCCTTCAGCGTCAAGACCGTGAACAGATTTCATATCTTGAGCTAATTCAATTGAGTACTCAGCTTTTAGAGCACGAGTCTTAGCAGTAACGCTTGCCTTCTCGATAGAGAATGCCATTTGACCGAAAGAACCATCACCAGAACCACCTTGGCCAAGACGTTCAGCAGCAGAAGTTGCTAAACCAGTACCGTTAGTTTGAGATGCTAGAGTATCACCATCTAAAGTAGTAGAGTGAGTACCAGTACCAGAGAAATCAGTATCAGCTTCATTGAACAATGCTTCGTTACCACCCATTGAACCATAGCGTGACTTCATTGCGAAGATCAAACCAGTAGGTTGAGTCATTGGCTGAACACCAGCGATGTCATAAGCGATTAGTTGAGGCATAGCACGGCGAACTAGGCTGATCAATACTGGATCAAACTTAGCCATACCACCAGTGTCACCATAAGAACCAACTGCGTTAGTAGGAGCTGCTTCGAAAAGAGCTTCTTGTTGCTTGCGCATTTCGCGTTCTTGGTTTTC